GGATCCAATTTGCGAAAAAGCTAAACCAAAAACTATTGAAATTAAGTAAATAAAAGCTCCCTAAAGCTTGGTTTTTTAAAAAAGAGTTCGTACATTTATGTTATATTAAAAACAAATAGTTATATGTTAACAATTAAAGACCCAAAAATTGAACCTTTTCACATTGTTAAGGACCGTTACTGTTACACAGTTTACGAAACAATCACCCCACAAGAAAAATACCTTGAAAAAGGAAGTGAGGGGAAAGATTATGTAAAACCCTTAGGACATTATTCAAACTTTTCTAATGCACTTAATGCTATTGGTAAAGCCAAAATTATGTTAAAAGAAACAGGTGAATATAATTCAATTCAAGAATATATTGAAGAGTATCGTACCCTTCAATCATCAATTAATAATTTATTAGAATCAGTTGAAATATGAAATTAGAAGCTTTATTTGACGCAGTTGTAGTTAAACCTCTAGAGTATGAGGACACTAAGTATGGTTCAATCATCGTACCAGATTTAGGAAAAGAAAAAAATGAACGAGGATTAGTTGTAGCTGTTGGCCCTGGGCGTAATACAATTACAGGAGAAATCATTAAATCAACCTTAAAAGAAGGAGATATTGTAGTATTACCTACTATGGGGTTTACTAAATTAGAATTTGAAGGAGATGAATATTATGTAGGTCCTGAAAATCAAATTTTAGCACGTATCAGAAAAGAAGAAAATGTATAATTTAAAAAAGTTATTGAAATATGAGTAAAATTATTGAATTTGGTCCTGAAGGACGTAAACAGTTAGTTAGTGGGATTGATAAATTAGCAGATGCTGTTGTTGCTACTTTAGGTCCTAATGGTAGAAATGTTGTAATTTCCAATGGTAATGGTTATCCCCAATCTACTAAAGATGGTGTTACTGTTGCTAAAAGTATTTCACTTGAAAATAATATTGAAGAAGCAGGTGTTCAACTTGTTAAACAGGCTGCTATTAAAACAGCTGATTTAGCAGGTGATGGTACTACCACTTCTACCTTATTAACTCGTGAAATGGTAAAAGCAGGTTTATCTCATCTTAATAATGGGGTTAATGCCGTTGAAATCAAAAGAGGAATTGATATAGCAGTTAAACAAGTTGTGGAATCTCTTAGAGAAGATATTTCTGAAGAAATTACATCTGAAGACCAATTAGAACAAATCGCAACAATTTCAGCTAATAATGATTCTGAAATTGGTAAGCTTATTGCTACTGCTATGGATAAAGTGGGTCGTGATGGTGTTGTTACTATTGAAGAATCAAAATCAGGTGAAACATATCTTGAAACTGTAGAAGGTACCCAATTTGACAGGGGATATAAGTCACATTATTTTGTTACTAACAACAATACTATGACTTGTACTCTTGAAAATCCTTATATTTTAATTGCTGATGAACGTTTTACTCAAGTTAAAGATTTACTCCCAGTATTGGAAGCAGTATCTAACACAAATCGTTCATTATTGATTATTTCTGAGGATGTAGAAAATGAAGCTCTTGCAACATTAATTGTAAATAAAGCTCGAGGAACATTGAAAGTAGCTGCTGTAAAAGCTCCTGATTTTGGTGATCGTCGTAAATTAGTTCTTGAAGATATTGCTATCCTAACTGGTGGGCAAGTGTTTGATAAGGATAAAGGTATGAAATTAGATAAGTTTAGTTGGGAATGGTTCGGTGAAGCTCGCACAGTAAACGTATCTAAAGACCAAACTACTATTATTGACGGGAAGGGTGATACTGATGCAATTAATGCACGTATAGACGAGTTACATAAACAAATTGATAATGCACAATCCCCGTTTGAACGAGAAAAATTACAAGAACGTTTAGCAAAGTTTGTAGGTGGAGTAGCTATTATTCATGTAGGTGGAAATACTGAAGCTGAAATGAAAGAGAAAAAAGACCGAGTAGATGATGCTTTAAATGCTACTAAAGCTGCTATTGAAGAAGGAATTGTTCCTGGTGGAGGTGCTGCTTTGATTTATGCCCGTGAAGCTATTGATGGTTCAGATATTGGGGCAAAAATTGTTTGGAAAGCTTGTGGTAAACCATTTGAACAAATCCTTACTAATGCTGGACTTAGTTCAACTGAAGCTCAAATGATAGGGTTAAAATTAGATCCTTCTAATACTTGGCTTGGTTATAATATTAAAGATGAAAATATTGTAAACATGAAAGAAGCTGGTATTATTGATCCTTCTAAAGTAACCCGAACAGCACTTGAGAATGCAGCTTCAGTAGCAGGTACTATTTTACTTACAGAATGTATTATTGTAGACAACCCAGAAGATTCTAAAGAACAAGATATGATGGGTGGAATGGGAATGTTCTAATGGAAACACAAAAGCAAGAATTTTTAGAATTAATTGCAAATAGAGTACCACCAGGAGACCGTTGGTCCCTGGTGGGTGACTCTAAAATTTTAAATTCGCTAACTGAAGCACTTGAAGAATGGTTTGAAAAAAATCAACAAAAAGCTGAGTTTAGGTTAGCACCTCTAGAAAGTAAACTATATGTAATACGGACAGAGGAGGTAGAAATAAAACCAGAACCTCCCAAAATGTATAACTTTTATGGAGATTACGAATGAGAGATGCAGTAAAAATTGATTGTTACAAAAATTACATTGAAAAAAAAGTTGTGTTAGACAACAAATCCTTTATTATAGATAGTGCTTGGTTAATGGAATGTACTGGAGAAATCTATTTTAGTATGAGGAAAGAACATGAAAGCATATGGGTTAATTATCAATTAAAGAATATAAAATCTAATATTGATAAACAACTTAAATTTTAAGTTTGGGTTTTTAAAGGTTTTTTATTAAATTTAAGTTATGACAGAAAATACGTTATTTGTAGAGAAATATCGTCCAAGTACCTTGGACAATTATGTAGGTAATGAGAATGTAAAACAAACCATTCAAAAATATTTAAACCAAAAAGATATCCAAAACTTTATCTTTTATGGTCCCCCTGGAACTGGTAAAACTACTTTAGCTAAAATTATTGTTAAAAACCTAGATTGTGATTACCTCTATATTAATGCCAGTGATGAAAATGGTATTGATACTATTAGAGAGAAAGTAAAAGGATTTGCAAGTGCTGCTTCTTGGAGTGGTATTAAAGTAGTTATTTTAGATGAAGCAGATTTCATTACAATCCAAGGTCAAGCTGCTCTTCGAAATGTAATTGAAACCTTTTCTCGTTCAACTCGGTTTATTTTAACTTGCAATTTCATTGAACGTATTATTGAACCTCTTCAATCAAGATGTCAAGTACTTAAAATTATTCCTCCTTCTAAACAAGAAATTGCTTACCACATTATAGATATTCTTAATAAGGAAAATGTTGGTATGGGAGCTGAGGATTTAAAAATAATAATAAATCAATTTTATCCTGATCTTCGTAAAATACTTAATGTCATTCAGATGAGTGTTGTAGAAGATGAGGTAGTGATTGATAAATCTATTTTAGTAGCAAGTAATTACATAACTCAAGTAATTAAAGAGCTATCTAAACCTAAACCTACTTTTAATGGGGTTAGACAAATTATAGCAGATAGTGGGGTTAAAGATTTTGAAGAATTATATCGTGCTCTTTTTGATCACGCTTCCAAATATGCTCCTAATAATGAAGGTTCTATTGCAATCATATTAAATGAACATCTTTACCAAGCAAACTTTAGAATTGATAAAGAGATAAATATAATGTCTGCCATTGCTAAAATACTTGAAGTAAAATGAAATATTTTTTAAAATATACATTATCTTGGGTTTCTAGTAATTTAGCAATACCATTTTGGACAGTAGGTCATATCCACTTAATGACATCTATATATGCCGACATACATGAGGTGTTAATGTCATTAGGAATGAATATTATTGTCGCAGCCGGATTTATCCATGATTTTATAGAATATAAAAAAGAAAAAGTAACCAATAAAAACAAATAAAATGAAAAAACCATTATTAATGATGATTACCGCTATGGTATTATTTAGCTGTAATAGTGAAAAATCAAATGTATCTAAAGAAATAGATGCCTCCGAAACTAAAGCGTTAAAAATTCATGAAGGGCAATTTGCATTCTGTGGTGCATCAGCAGCAGTACCTACTGGTAAAAAAATCGTAGTGCAAGGTGTTGAATATGATGAGGGATGTGCTATTTGCCCTGTATTAACAGGTCCATCACTTGCTAGTGCAGCTATGTACGGTACTAGTGGTACTTATGGAGATTTTAATACTTATACTAATTTCCAAACCCCAGATGGAACTGATAATACTGTATGGTCTTTCTTTTGGTATTATGATACAACAGCTTATGTGCCTCAATTTAACCCATCAACTAAAAAATGGGAAATGATGCATCCTGTAAATCGTAAATTTACTATTGATATGAGTAATCCATCAACAAGTGAAAGTAACATGTTTGCTATGCCCGGTGTTATTTTTGATACAACTGAAACAGGTATTGTATTAGCTAAGGTTTATGGCCCACTTAATGAATCAGCAATTCCATTACGTAAATCTATCCCAGTAAAAAATGGTCAAACAGCTATTACAGCAGCTAAAAAAGGTTCACCCTATCCTGTAGGTCAACCAATCCCTAATAAAAATTAAAATAACAAATAAAATAAATTAAAATGAAACAACCAGAATTAAAATTAAATTTAGATTTAAAAAATACAACAGCTGTAATATCTTCTACAGGAGGTAAAGTATTTGCTGAAGGAGTTATCCTACGTAAAGTTTCAAAATTCATTGCAGGTACTGCTGAAGATGCTATTATGCCTATTCCTGTATTTTATGATGTAGTGACTGGAGAAGTAGTAACAGAAATGCTCCCAAAAGATTTACGAGATGAATTCACCCAAAACAATATTTGATTGGCTTAATGAAATAACTTACCACAAAACCCCTGTGGAAAAAATCTCGGAAGAATCTTGGGATAGTTGGAATTCTTACATGATACATCGATATGTATCTATGAATATAAATTACATTCAACTTGCTAATTATATTCAAACCATTCCATACGATAACAAAAAACAAATTTATTCAATTTACCGAGAGATGATTCCAAAGCAAAAAACCTTTTTAAAGTATTTAAAATCAAAAAGATCAAAAAAGCCTCTAACTTTATTAGAATATGTGGCTAAACATTTTGAATGTGGTTTAGGTGAAGCTGAGGAATATGTTGATCTTTTAAGAGACCACGGGGTTAGAGGTATCCTATACCAAATGGGAGTAGAAGATAAGGAAGTTGATAAATTGTTAAAAAAATGACTGCAAATAAAGAAATTTGGGGATCTGACCCAACAACCCCTCTCCAAACAAGAACAATCCATAAAACAGATTCAATTGTTGACTCAATAATTGATCAATTTGTATCCAGAGCACGTTTTGGAAAAGAAAAATATGGTACTGATTTAGATAGAAACGATTTAAGTGTTTTAGATTGGATTGAACATGCTAAACAAGAACATATGGATGCTATTTTGTATTTAGAAAAAATTGAACGAATACTAAAAGGTTAATATTTATAGTAAAATAATCTAAAATGAATAAAGAATTTAAAAGAATGCAAAATTTAGCAGGTGTTCCTGTTACTGAAGATAAATCAACAATTAATGAAAATTTTGTTGGTATTCCTGCTATAAACAACCCTTTTGCCGATCGTGAAAAAACAGATTATGAAATGGCATTTGAACATTTCTTAGGAGAAAAATATGGGGTTAAAGAAAAAATAGAAGGAGTTAAAGAGGATGAACTTGAAGAAGATATGCCTATTAATGAAGGAGGAGCATCTCTAGATGACATTTATGATTATTTTGAAATTATGATTGCCCAACAACCAGATGCTGTTTTAGATTTAATTATGAATCTTATTGCAAGTGAAGGTCGTAATTTTGACCAATGGATGAGTAACATTGCTGATGATGTGATGGATACTTTAGGTGAAGGTAAAAACCCAGATACAACTAAATAGTATTTCTAATGGCTAAAGCACGAAAAGAAGGTAAACAAAAACGTAACCGAACTAATTTAGTTAAACGTCTTAAAATAATTGCTGAAAACGAAAGATTGATTAATCAGTACAAGACGGCTTAGGACCGTTTGCTAGTTATAGCAAGAAAATGCTTTTTACCGCTATCAAAGGCATTTTCAAAAAAATCAAGAAAGCTTGGCTCTGCCAGGCTTTTTTTGTACATTTATATCATGAAAAAGAAGGTACCTTCATTATTAAAAGAAATTCAACAGAAAGAATTACCTAAAGTTGATTTTTCCTATCAAAAGAACATCTCATATTCTCAGATGTCTATGTTTAACGAGTGTCCTAAAAAATGGTCTCTACAATATAAGGAAGGTTTTAAACAATTTACCTCATCAATTCATACTGTATTTGGTACAGCATTACATGAAACTTTACAACATTACCTTACAACAATGTATAGTAAAAGTGGAGCTGAAGCTGATCGAATTAATACCTCTGAATTATTTGAAGAAAATCTTCGTGAAGAGTATAAAAAACAATATGAAGCCAATAATAAACAACATTTTTCATCTCCTGAAGAACTTAGAGAATTTTATGAAGATGGTATTGAAATTATTAGAGACTTTTCTAAAAATAGAAGTAAACATTTTTCTAAAAGAGGATGGCATTTGATAGGATGTGAAGTCCCTCTTGTACTGACTCCTAATCCTAAATATCCTAATGTAATGTTTCAAGGATTCTTAGATGTAGTTTTATATCATGAACCTACTAATAGAATTAAAATAATTGACATTAAAACAAGTAGAGCTGGGTGGAATAAAAAAGCTAAAAAAGATGAGCAAAAACAATTCCAACTTATTCTTTATAAAAAATATTTTTCTGAAATATATAATGTTCCTTTAGAAAATATTGAAATTGAATTTTTTATAGTTAAAAGAAAGTTATTTGAAAGTGATAAATACGTTATTAATCGCATTCAAACGTTTTCACCTGCATCAGGTAAAGTTAAAATGAATCGTGTTACAAAATCTATTACTGATTTTATAGAACAAGCTTTTAATAGAGAGGGATTTAGTGATATTGATCACCAACCACAAGTTAATGATAACTGTAAGTATTGTCCTTTTCACAGGACTCACTTATGTACCGCAACTTTTTAGAATCCCGATATATTTATTAATGTATATAAATTAAAATTAAGATTATGAGTAAAAATGAACAAACACTAACAAGTGTTAAAATTAAAACAGAATTGTTTGATGAGTTCAAAGTTTCTTGCGTAAGACATAAATTTTCTTTCCAAAAACTTGCCGATCGAGCAATTCATTTGTACCTTACTAACGAAGATTTTAGAAAACAAATCCACAATCACAACAGTTTAGAATTAAATTAAATTAAGTTTTTTTATGAAAGAAGGTTATATCCCTAGAGATGAAAGAAAAAAAATCATGCTCATTTCGGATGACATCCGACTACCCTCAGGAGTAGGAAATGTTAGTAGAGACATAGTAATCCAAACATCTCATCATTTTAATTGGGTGAATGTTGGGGGAGCAATGCAACACCCTGAAGCAGGGAAAAAATTTGATGTCAGTAATGACACTAATACAGAGGCAGGTATTGAAGATTCTTCAGTTTTAATCTACCCGGTTAATGGATACGGAGATGCTTCTTTACTTAGACAATTAATTGCTATAGAAAAACCTGATGCTTTATTTTTAGTAACAGATCCAAGATATTTTACTTGGTTGTTTGATATTGAAAATGAAATTCGCAAAATGATTCCTATTATTTACTTAAATATTTGGGATGATTATCCAGCTCCAATGTATAATAGATCATTTTATGAATCATGTGATGCTTTATTAGGAATTTCTAAACAAACAGTTAATATTAATAAATTAGTATTAGGTGATAAAGCTGAATGGAAAGTAATAGATTATGTTCCTCATGGGATTAATCCAAAATATATCTTCCCAATAGATAGTTCTCATAGTGAATATCCTAAAGTAGAGTCTCTTAAAAATATGCTTTTAGGAGGTAAAAAATCTAAGTTTACTTTATTTTTTAATTCTCGAAATATTCGTCGTAAACAAATTCCTGATACTATATTAGCTTGGAAATATTTTATTGATCAACTTCCAAAAGAAGAAGCAGACCAATGTTTTTTTATTCTTCATACTCAAGCAGTAGATGAAAATGGAACAGATTTATATGCTGTTAAAAATTATTTATTTGGGAGAGATTATCAAAATATTATCTTCTCAGAAAATAGAATCCCAGTAAATGAATTAAATTTACTTTACAACTGTACTGATGCTCAGATATTACTTTCTTCTAATGAGGGGTGGGGGCTATCATTAACAGAAGCTTTAATGGTAGGAAATCCTATTATTGGTAATGTTACAGGAGGAATGCAAGATCAAATGAGGTTTGAAGATGATGATGAAAATTGGTTTACACCTGATGCTGACATTCCTTCCAACCATACAGGAAGATTTAAAAAACATGGTAAATGGGCCTTCCCAGTTTTCCCTACTTCTAGATCACTTCAAGGTTCAGTACCAACTCCTTATATTTGGGATGATAGATGTGAATCACAAGATGCAGCTGAACAAATTATGAAACTTTATTTAATGTCTCCTGAAGAAAGAAAAGAATTAGGTAAAGCAGGACTTGAGTGGGCTTTAGGACAAGAAGCAGGATTTACAGCCACTGTTATGGGAGAAAGAGTAATTAAAAATATTGATAAATTATTTAACACTTGGAAACCTCGTGAAAAATATGAATTGATCAATACTAATGAAGTAAAAGAAAATACGTTAAATCATAAATTGTTATATTAATGAGCAAGCCATTATTTGTTATAAGTGCCCCATTTGATACCTACTCAGGGTATGGAGCACGTTCTAGAGATTTAATTAAATCTATTGTAAAAAGTGAAAAATATGAGGTAAAATTATTACCTCAAAGATGGGGTAATACACCTTTTGGGTTTATTAAAGACCATACAGAAGAATGGGGGTTTTTAACTCAATATCTTTTGGATGCTACCAAACAATCTCGCCAACCTGATATTTGGATGCAGATTACTGTTCCTAATGAATTTCAACCTTTTGGGAAATATAATATTGGTGTAACAGCTGGTATGGAGACTACACTAGTAGATGGATCATGGGTTGAGGGAATGAATAGAATGGATTTAAATCTAGTTTCCTCAGAACACTCAAAACAATCTTTTATAAACTCAGTTTATGAAAAACGAGACCAACAAGGTAGTTTTCAAGGACAAATTTCTTTAGAAAAACCCATTGAAGTATTATTTGAAGGAGCTAATTTAG